CACCGCTTCTTGGTGAGTATTTTTAAGTATAGTAACTGTGACTGCCATCTTACTTTCCTAATAGTTCTAATGTGTGAAGGAAGTTCTCTTTAGATTCCTTCATATAATTAACCACGTCATCGTGTTCTTCTAATAGATTATTTAGGTCTTTCTGAGTACGCTTATCAATAGCGACAGTAGAACCATCTTCTAGAACCCAGTTGACTTTACCCTCACAAATATTATTTAATTTGTTGAGTTTACGAATTGTTTGTACCACAGGATCAATGCTAAAAATATTGGAAGAGACGAGGTCTTTATATTAGTTAATAACTGTATCTGTTACCTTGATATCATGAGACTCTTTAATTATTGATGCGATAGTATTATCCGATATTTCTTCGTATAAATTTTCGATTACATCTTCTTCTAATTGTTTAGCAATATTTTCTTGTTTGATATATTGCCTTGCCTCTTCCAATGTCGTGAAGTCAGTTTTATCGCCGTCGATGTAAACTACATTTTCGGATACGGAAATACGATGACCAAAAACGTATTCTTGTTCACCGTATGAGTTTTTGATAAACTGACTAAAAAGCATTACTGTTCAGTTTCCTCTACGTCAGAAACTTCTTCTACTTCAGCAACTTCTTCTACTTCTACTTCGTCAGCTACTGGTTCATCTTCCATAACTGCTTCAGGTGAAGCGAACATATTCTTTGCTACATCTTGACGCATAGCATCAAGTTTGTCAGACAGTTTGTCAGCAATAGCTGCAGCGAATGCATTTTCTGTTTCAAGTGCGTTACCGCCTTCAATTGCGTTAACTAGATTACTAATATTTTCACTCATAATTTACTCCTCTGTTTCCGATGTAGGTGCTTCCGAAGCATTTGGTGCTTCGTTAGTTTCGTTAGGCGCGTAATCAGAAAGATAACTTTGCTGTGCAGTTTGTGTAACACCAGCCATAGTGCCCCGATGTGCTGCCTGCATATAATGCTCATCCTGTTCACCATCAATATCTTTTTGTATTTCTTCAATCTCATGGTCGTTCATGTTCAATACATGTTTACGAACCCAATCTTTAGAATAGTACTGTCCAACGTATGGTTCAATCTGTTGAAGAACCTGTAATCTATTGCCTAAAATTTCAGCATCTTTTAGTTCTGAGAAATGATTGTCCTCAAGGAAATCAAATCTAATGTCTTGTTCAACCTCATCCCATTCTTCGGGAGTCATGATATTTTTAGCAATCAACTGAACACGAAGTGCTTCCTTAAATAGTGTAGCAAACTTCTTACGTAAACGAGTAACAAACTTATTAAACTTGACCTCATCACGTGTAATCTCAGTTGAACGTCCAATCGAGAAACCTTGCGCTTGCTGAAGTCTACTCATAGGTACGTTCATCGCTTGGAATAGTTTCTGCTGGAAGTATTGAATGTCCTCGATTTGACCGAGATTCTGACCTCCAGGAAGGGTAGTAATTTCTGTACCCTTACCACCTTCACGACGTGGCATCCAAAAATCTTCCATCATTGACAAATGGCGGCGATCGTCACGAGTTTCGCCAGTAGTCGCATCATAAACAATCTTGTTACGGAACTTGTTCATGATATCATTGACGTATTGCTCTGCCTTTAGTTTCGGCAAGTTACCTACGTCAACATAGAAAATCTTACGTTCTGGTGCACGAGAAATACGGTAGATTACCAACGCATCTTCGATCATCTTCAACTGATTGACTGGCTTAATTGCTTTATGTAGATAAGACAACATCATACCAGTATTTGCATCAGCTAAACCAGAAGGAACATAAATTACAGAATCTAGCGATAACTTAACACCCTGTGACGTTTGTTCAGTAATACCTTTGTCATTGTAGAGGTAGTATTCTTCCACCTTGTCAACAACATCAGCACCCATATCATTCTTACGTTTCTTAACGTTCTTGATCTTTCTAATCTTCTTTGGGTCAATATAACGTAGTTCTACAATACCATCTTTAACGTTATTCTGATCGATCAAGATCTGGAAATACATCCTTCCGTCAATATACCAATTGCGAAACAACTCATGCCCACGATCTTCGAAACGTAATGTACGAAGAATCGATCCAAATTCTTCTCGAACCCTTTTTTTGACGTTGTCGGATACCTTTACGTCATCAAGTACAACCTCAAGTGATCTTTGTTCTTCATCAGCAACAATTGCTTCGTTGACG